AACGGTACTACGATCAGTCTTAAAGGCGCTGACAGACCAGAGACTATGCGGGGTGTGTCGCTAAAGTTTCTTGTCATGGACGAATATGCAGACATGAAACCTGACGTATGGGAGCAGATCCTACGTCCGGCCCTTGCCGACCAAAAGGGCGAGGCGATGTTTATTGGTACTCCAATGGGGCGTAACCACTTCTATGACCTGTATAAGTATGCAGAGCTATCAGAGGATGAAACCTACCAATCCTGGCACTTTACGTCATACGACAACCCCATATTAGACCCAGACGAAATCGATATAGCTAAAAAGTCTATGTCATCCTACGCCTTCAGACAGGAATTCCTTGCGTCATTTGAGGCTACTGGCTCTGAAATGTTTAAGGAGGACTGGGTTCAGTTCGACGAAGAAGAACCCGATGACGGCGACTACTACATAGCCATCGACCTTGCTGGCTTTGAAGAGGTAGGCAAGAAGAAGTCAAAGAACTCTAAGCTAGACGAAACGGCAATTGCTATAACTAAGGTGTGCGACAATGGCGATTGGTATGTAGACAACATTATCTACGGGCGATGGGACTTAAATGAAACGGCCACAAAGATCTTCCAAGCTGTTCGCGATTATCGCCCTGTCTCTGTTGGCATCGAAAGGGGAATTGCGAAGCAGGCCGTTATGTCACCCCTTATGGACTTACAAAAGAAATACAACAAGTTCTTCCGAGTGGAGGAGCTTACCCACGGTAACAAAAAGAAAACCGATAGAGTTATGTGGGCATTACAAGGTAGATTCGAGAATGGCGTTATTACGTTAAATAAGGGAGAATGGAACTCCAGGTTCTTGGATCAGCTATTTCAGTTTCCTGATGCACTAACCCATGATGATTTGGTGGATGCACTGGCATACATAGACCAGTTAGCTCAAGTCCCTTACGGTATTGGTGACATTGAGTTTGATGAAGTAGAAATTATTGACGCTATAGCGGGATATTAAAATGTCTGACGAAAACTTATACGACCTTGACCCACTGATGATCGAAGAGTCTATCGAAGACTGGGTAATGACCAAGTGCGAAGATTGGCGCGACAACTTTGAGTCTAACTACGAAGCTAAGTTTGATGAATACTATCGACTATGGCGTGGTATCTGGGATCCAAATGACACAGATCGCAAGTCTGAGCGTAGTCGGATTATCTCCCCAGCCCTACAGCAGGCGGTTGAATCTAACGTAGCTGAGTTAGAAGAGGCTACCTTTGGTCGCGGCAAGTGGTTTGATGTGTCTGATGATACAAACGACAATGAGCGCGAAGACATTATGTACTTGCGTAAGAAGCTGACCGAAGACTTTGAAAAGACCAAAGTAAGAAAGGCGGTAGCTGAATGTCTACTTAACGCCGCAGTATTTGGTACTGGCATTGGCGAAATCGTTATTGAAGAAATAAAGGAAATGAAGCCTGCTACCCAGCCTATGATGGATGGGCAGCTTCAGGCTATCGGAGTTAACATAGAAGACCGAGTAGTCGTAAGGCTAAAGCCAGTACTGCCTCAGAACTTCTTAATTGATCCTATAGCAACGTGCGTTGAAGACGCGATGGGTGTAGCTGTTGATGAGTTCGTTAGCAAACACCATATTGAGATGCTCCAGGAAGACGGCGTATACAGGAAGGTTTCAATTGAGAATGCCTCATCTGATACGAGCCTTGAGCCAGACGAAAGCCTATCTGTGTACGATAATGACAAGGTAAGGCTTACCAAGTACTACGGCCTTGTTCCAAGAGAGATGCTTGAAGAGGTTGCTACTGGCGATATAGAAGAAGAGGGTATGTACGTTGAGGCCGTTGTTGTTATTGCTAACGGCGGCACTCTCCTAAAGGCAGAGCCAAACCCTTACATGATGCAGGATCGTCCCGTTGTTGCATTCCCTTGGGATGTAGTCCCCAGTCGTTTTTGGGGTCGCGGAGTTTGTGAAAAAGGGTATAATAGTCAGAAGGCACTCGATACCGAGATTCGTGCGCGTATCGACGCTCTAGCCCTAACTATTCACCCTATGCTTGCCATTGACGCTACGCGACTACCTCGCGGGGCTAAACCCGAAATACGTCCGGGCAAGATGATACTTACTAACGGAAACCCAAGTGAAGTTTTACAACCATTTAATTTTGGAAATGTCGGACAAGTCACCTTTGAACAGGCTGCTGCATTGCAGCAAATGGTGCAACAGGCAACTGGAGCAGTCGATTCAGCGGGGATCGCTGGACAGGTCAATGGCGAAGCTACTGCTGCTGGGATCTCTATGTCTCTTGGCGCAGTTATTAAGCGACATAAACGCACCCTTATAAACTTCCAGCAGTCTTTCTTGCTGCCGTTTGTAACCAAGGCTGCTCACCGATACATGCAGTTTGACCCAGAGAATTACCCAGTAAAAGACTACAAGTTTAATGCTTCCTCTACGTTGGGAATCATTGCTCGTGAGTACGAGGTAACTCAACTGACTCAACTATTGCAGACTATGCAACAAGATAGTCCGCTTTACCCTGTCTTAATACAAAGCATTGTTGAGAACATGAACCTGTCAAATCGGGAAGAGCTTATCGCCGCGCTTGCACAAGCAGCAGAGCCAAACCCAGAAGCACAGCAAGCTCAACAAGCTCAACAGCAATCACAGCTTGCATTTCAAGAGGCGCAAACATCAGCTATCTCAGCACAAGCCGAGGAGTCCAGAGCAAGAGCGCAGAAGTATGCGGTTGAAACTCAACTCGCTCCCCAAGAGCTTGAGATCGAAAAGATCGAAGCAATTACTCGAAACCTCAGGGAAGGCGATCAGGATGACAAGCAGTTTGAACGCCGCCTAAGAGTCGCTGATATTGCCTTGAAAGAGAAAAAGCTTGAGGCAGCAGCGCCAGCGCAAAGACAGGAGCAGCCCTCACCAGCGCCCCAGCCACCTCAAAATCCAATGATGGGTATGCCAGGCTTCTCAAGCCCAATAGGTCCGCAAGGTCCAAGAGGTGGGGTTAACATTCCTGGCGGAAGGGATCGCTAATGCTTTCAAAGCTAAAAGACCTAGAGTCTATTATCGTTAGCCTAGTTAATTCCCACAACGCTTTGATAGATAGGGTATCTAGTATAGAGGAGAGTATCAGTGAGCAAAGATCCGAGGCTGGAGAGAGCGGGAGTGAGCGGCTACAACAAGCCAAAGCGAACCCCAAGTCACCCCAAAAAAAGTCACGTAGTGGTAGCCAAAGAAGGCGACAAAGTTAAAACCATTAGGTTTGGCGAGCAAGGCGCAAAGACCGCAGGCAAGCCAAAGTCTGGTGAGGGTGATAAGATGAAGAAGAAGCGGGCAAGCTTTAAGGCTCGTCATGCTAAGAATATCTCCAAAGGCAAGATGTCTGCGGCTTACTGGGCGGACAAAGTGAAATGGTAATGGCAGTAAAGAAAACTCAATCAAAGTGAGAAACTGACAATGACTCCATGCAAATCATGCAAGACAAAAGCCAAGTGCAAAAAAGCTGGCAAGTGCTTAAAGAAATCGGTTAAAAAAGGCTATTGATTTAATAGTTTAATTAAAGTAAAAGATGTATTTATTTTATCTTAAAAAAGGAAATGACAATGGCTACTAGTCCACGATCGCGCGGAATGAAGAACACCAGAAAGAACAACAAGACTTTTTTGGAGAAATGGGGAACTAGGTCACAGCGAGCAGCGGGTGACAAGCGTATGTCCGAAATAGAAAGTAAAAAGGCAAAGCCAAATACAGCGGCTGCCAAGCCAAAAGCAGCGGCTGCCAAGCCAAAAGCAGCAGCACCAAAGCCAGCGGCAGCTAAATCAAAGGTATCTAAATTTGGTGTAGGAACATCAAAGACGGTTACCCATAACGGCAAAGAGATGGCTAACGTAACTGCCGAGCAGCTAAAAGGATCAGGGTTAAGCCTCCGCGCCTATATGAATCAATGGAACAAAACTGGTAATCGACCTAAGTAATTGATATGAATAGAGATTTGGAGCATTACTATAACGTTTACTTTGACCTTTTTAGATCAGAGGGTTGGAAGCAGATAATTGAAGAGTTATCTGAGAACGCAGAAAATGTTAGCTCTATTGAATCAATAAAAGACCAGAATGACCTTTACTTTAGAAAGGGTCAGTTAAATGTTTTAGGTCACCTCATAAACTTAGAGTCAATAACTCTAAGCGCCTATGAAGAGGCCATACAGGAAGATGAAGAGGATGATTAAGGTATACGACTTTAAGTGTACTGAGGGTCACCTCTTTGAAGATTTTGTTAGTGGAGGCGTTACGACTAGCAGGTGTAGTTGTGGCGCTGAAGCTACAAAAGTGGTGTCAGCCACGAAGTGCGTACTTGAAGGTGCGTCCGGGGATTTCCCTGGTCGCCACATGAAGTGGGTGCGAGAACACGAAATGGCTGGCAGAAAGTAAACTCCATAACCATTAGGCGGAGATAGTTAAATAATGTCAAGAGCACAACTCATAGATGAGCGCACGGAAGAAGACGTTAACGAAGCTGAAGTACTTGACCAGCAGGAAGATTTTGAGTCTCAAGAAGAGGTAGCTCAAGCTCCTGAATTGCCGGAGAAGTATAGGAACAAATCTCTTGAAGAGGTTGTTCAGATGCATCAAGAGGCAGAAAAGCTTTTGGGCAAACAAAGCTCAGAGGTTGGTGACTTACGTAAGGTTGTTGACGACCATATCCAGGCACAACTCTCACAGCAAAAAGCACCTGAACCAAAGAAAGAAGAAGACGAGATAGATTTTTTTCTAAACCCGTTAGAAGCTGTACAACGGCAAATTGATAATCACCCTAAGATAAGAGAGGCTCAAACCTATACTGAGCAATATAAGCGTCAGACGGCTTTGTCGCAGCTTCAGGGTAAACATCCTGAAATGCAAGAAATCCTGAATGACAATAATTTTGCTAAGTGGATTAAGTCATCCAAAATTAGGACTCAATTATTTGTACAAGCAGACCAGTCGTATGATTACGATGCTGCCGATGAACTGTTTAGTTTGTGGAAGGAACGCGCAGGCGTTGCCAAGCAAACTGTTGCAGTTGAAAAGCAAGCCCGTAAACAACAGCTAAGATCTGCAAGTACAGGTAATGCCAGAGGAACAGCGGAAACGGCCTCGAAAAAGAGATACCGTCGTGTTGATATTATTAAACTTATCCAAACCGACCCCGAGCGTTATACAGCATTATCGCCCGACATACTTCAGGCATACGCAGAGGGGAGAGTTTACTAGCTTATAAAGGAAACTTATCATGGCACTATATCCTGATGCAGCCGGCATTGTCGGCAAAACAGAGGCGAATACTTTCATTCCAGAAATCTGGAGTGATGAAGTAATTGCCGCTTACCAAAAGAACTTGAAGATGTCTCCCCTAGTCAAGAAGCTTTCTATGACTGGGAAGAAAGGAGATTTGATTCACATTCCTAAGCCTTTTCGTGGCGCTGCTTCTGTTAAGCAAGAAAACCAGAAGGTTAATATCCAGGCAAACACAGAGCAAGAACTGACAATCTCTATTAATCGTCACTTCGAGTACTCACGTTTTATCGAGGACATCGTTGACGTTCAGGCTCAAAACAGCTTACGTCAGTTCTACACTTCTGACGCTGGTTATGCGCTTTCACTTCAGGTTGATACTGACCTAATGAATGCTGCTACTGGTTTCGGTGACGGAACTCTTGACCTGGCCGCTCCTACTGGTGCAGCTTGGGTTAACAGCAACAGCTATGGCTTTAACGCCGCTGCTGGTCTAGATGCGTTTGCTACTGGGTCTGTACTTACAGGCGACAACTTCACAGATAAAGGTTTCCGTGAAGCCATCAAGATCCTTGATGACGCTGACGTACCTATGGAAGACCGCTGTTTGATTATCCCACCCGCTGCTCGCAAGACAGTAATGGGTATTGATCGTTACGTATCTAGTGACTTCCGCGATGACCGCACTGTTAAGTCTGGTCTGATCGGCAACATCTATGGTGTTGATATTTACGTATCTAGCAACTGTCCTACTCTTGAGGCTGGCGTCCGTGGCTGCTTGTTCTTCCACAAAGACGCTATTGTCCACGCAGAGCAGATGTCTGTACGTTCACAGACTCAGTACAAGCAAGAGTTCTTATCGACTCTGTACACAGCAGACACTCTCTACGGTGTTCAAGTGTATCGTCCTGAAGCTGGCCTCGTTCTGGCTGTATTTGACGAGTAAGCACTGCTAAAGGTTTTGGTGGCCCCCTTTCAAAGGGCCACCTTCTATTTATTATCAGGAGTGCTTAATGGCTATTTACCGTGGTACGGGTGGAAGTGGCAGTTCAACCACTGATTCTTATGCGTCAGAAATATCAGATTACGCCCAGACCGCCATTGATAAAGCACAAGAAGCTTCTGATTCGGCTGCGGCTGCTGCTCTTAGCAAAACTCAAGCTAATGATAGCGCCACTCTCTCTAGCGGAAGTGCTACTGCCGCTGACAATGCAAGGATAGCTGCTCAGGCTGCTAGAGATGCAGCACAAACAGCAAAAGATAACGCTGGCTTTTCTAGTGATGATGCTGAGAAACTAGCAATCAATCCAGAAGACTCTCAGTTTACTTTATCTGATGGATTCACTACTGGATACTCAGCGTTACACCACAAAGAAAAAGCTATAGATGCTCAGAGTTCTGCTGAAGGCGCTCGTGATACTGCACTTACTTATTCAGACAATGCTCTTAGCTATAGAAATACAACCCTTGGTTACAGGGATGCGGCAGAAGGCCATGCAAACACTGCTACAACTCAAGCTGGAATAGCAACAACCCAGGCTGGTACGGCAACAACTCAGGCCGGTGCTGCCACAACACAAGCGGGTATTGCCACAACACAAGCCGGTATTGCAACTGATAAGGCCAGTGAAGCGGCTGCATCAGCAACCAGCGCAGCAGCATCATACGACAACTTTGATGATCGCTATCTAGGCTCCAAGGCTGATGACCCGACAGTAGACAACGATGGCGATGCGTTACTTACTGGCGCTTTGTATTTCAACTCAACAACCGATGTCATGAAGGTCTATGATGGCGCGTCATGGGTTGCTGCGTATGCGTCAATTGCTGGCATTACTCTTGATGACGTAACAAACGATGGTAACACTACAACCAATGCAATAACCGTTGGCGGGATGACATCTACCGGGCCAGTAATACTTAACGCTGACCCATCATCAAACCTTGGTGCAGCCACAAAACAGTACGTTGATACAATTGCTGCGGCTGGAGTTCACTACCACGACCCAGTACGTGTTGAGCAAGAGGGCAACCTTAATGCGACCTATGACAATGGATCATCCGGCGTAGGTGCGACACTAACTAACTCAGGCACTCAGGAAGCCCTCGTAATCGACGGTGTGACGCTTTTATCTGGGGATAGGGTTCTTATATACGAGCAGACAAATCAGGCTCACAACGGCGTATACACGGTCACAGACGTAGGCTCTGGATCAACTAACTGGGTATTGACTAGGGCCGTTGATGCAGACTCTTACGCACCATCTGACCCGGATAGCTTTGGACAGGGCGATGCCTTCTACGTCCAGGAAGGATTGATGGGCGCTGGTGAGACGTATGTAATGACAACCGAGGGGCCAATAACCTTCGGCACGACGACCATACATTTCTCTCAAATATCATCCGCGCAGGTGTACAGCGGCGGTACTGGCATTGATATTACTGGTACTACAATATCAAGCACGGCAACGCTGGCAAACGTAACCACGGAAGGTAGCTCGACAACTAACTCGATTACTGTTGGTGGTGTTACTTCTACCGGACTTATAACTGCCAGCAACTTAAACACTGGCAACTGGGATACCGCTTACGGCTGGGGCAATCACGCTAGTGCAGGTTATATTAATTCTACCCCTAGTTCGTTGACAGTTGACACGAATACTTTGCACGTAGATGCTACAAATAATAGAGTTGCGATTGGCTCTACTAGTCCTTCATATAAACTACAAGTAGAAGGAACTATTGCTGCTTGGGATTCCGTCGGGTCTGGGTGGGGAACACTAATCACTGCCGATAATAAAATTTATGGTTATGGCAGCGGCAGTGGATTTGATCTTAGCAACAGTACGAACATAACGCCGATTAGTTCATACGGAAGCTTCAGCCAATTTGTTAGCCTTGGTTCGACAAGTAAGCGTTTTGAGTCTGTGTATTGCCAATATGTTAATACTGGAATTGACGGTACTAGCGCACAATGGAATCAAGCGTATAGTTGGGGTGATCATGCGGGTCTTTACCCGACGTATACAGGCTCTGGCGCATCAGGCAATTGGGCAATAAACGTCACGGGTAGCTCGGCATCCTGTACCGGCAACGCCGCAACGGCTTCAAACGCAGATTTACTGGACGGAATAAACAGTACTTCTTTCTTGAGGTCTGATACTACCGACTACCTTACTGGCGTTATGTATGTAAGGGCGGACATTCGTAACGAAACCGGTTATAGAGATAACGGGGTTTATGGTAACTACGATTCTTATAAGACAAACCACATTTGGTCTATGGGTAGTTCTTACCGCAACGCCGCGAATGGATCAAACTTTGGCACCCTATACGGCCTAGCATACAAGCACACCAACAACCCTACCGGCGGAACTATGGCCGGTGGTCATCAGATGGTTTGGTGTCAAAATGGCACAGGCATCGCCGCGATGGGGTCTAACATTTGGACATCTGGCAACGTCACTGCCTACTCTGACATCCGAGTTAAGACCAACATTGAGCGCATCCCTGACGCATTGGATAAAGTTTGCCAGCTAAATGGCTATACTTTTGATCGAACTGACGTTAAATATGACGAGCTAACAGGCGAGGCAGATAAGCCCGTCCGACAAACTGGCGTTATTGCTCAAGAGGTTCTTGA